ATTTAGGGTTTAGCGATTGTTACATTAGAAAAGTAAACTCAAATAAGATTGATATTATATTTGCTGTAGACCGTACAAACGGGCAGATATTTAAAGTTTCACTATTTGGACATCCGTAAAATGAGAGACATAGACAAACCCATACTAGTCTGCCTAATCGCGCTTCTTCTGGCGATGGTTTACGGGTCGTATGATGCAGAGGAGAAAATTTATGAAGAGATTGTTTTACCTGTTTGGCCAATGTCGTCAACGGGTATCCCTATGGAAAGGTGGGGGAGTGGAATAAGGTGAATGCTACAAATTTAATAGAGACGTTGGGAGGCAAGAAAGCCATTGAAGGAATGGCCCAGAACCTCATGGGTGAGTACGGGCTAATAGTCTTAGGCTGCTTCTTCATGCTGTTAGGTAAAGATCTTCTGTCCAATGTGGTGCAGGGACTAATCATCTTCATAGGCAACAGTTGGAAGAACGACGAGATACTCTACCTGAATGGGCGACAGGCACGGATAGTGAGGAAGGGGTTCTTCAGTACATGCTTCTTCCTCCCCGACAGACACACCGCAATGTCCATACCTAACTGCAATCTCAAGGACTGTGTTGTGGAGCGGATGCTACCTAACGGTGATCTGCCAGAGTATCTGCCAAAGGGGAACGAGAAGGAGCCGATGTCGGTCAAGGTCGTCAGCACCAAGCCAAGGACTAGGAAACGAAAGTGATCTGCACTAACCAATATTGTTTTGATGATATATGCAAAGGAGAATGTAATGAGCAAGTTTCACAAATACGACCCAGACGCGATGTTCCCACGGAGGAAAGAGGAGAAGTTTTGGACTTGGGAGAGGATCGTGAGGTGGGTCATTATAGTCATCCTGTCAGCGTTTGTGATATTTATAGGGGCGGGTTGCCAGAACATTAAAACAGTAGAACTAGATTTCGGGGGGCTGGAGGTAGAGTATTTCCCCAGTCACCCATCACAAGAGGAAAAATCAATTTTTGACTTCAGCACTATAACTAATAGAGTTAATGCGGTTCCAGCAGAATGGGACGGCCCCTTGCTGATGCCAATGGAAAGAAAATAAAATATTATGGCTAATACATATAAATGCGTGAGGCTTGAGCCTCTGAGTAAGCACGACAACAAGGACTGTGTGTGTGAAGTTGTGATCGGATTAGTAGGAGAAGATGGTGAGGGCAACTCGGCATACATAGACGGGGTGTATCACTACCCAATGGATTCCATGCCTACGGTGGCTGAGTTTCAGGCTGGGGCTAATGCCCTCGTTTCCCAATTCGCAGCTAATCAAGGCTGGATCAAAAACTTGGATGCCCAGATAGAGAGCGCCAAAAAGCGCAATGTTTCTACTGAGGGTTTCGAGGCTCCAGAGATAACGGTGGACGCTACGGTGGAACCAGAGGCGGGTAGCCCTGCTGCCCCAGCGGAAGAAGCCCCAGCGGAAGAGGAAGCCGAAGAGGAATCCAGTGATGAATAAATTAACTAAACGACAGGAATCTGCACTGGCTCGCCACTCACAGCACCACACGGCTAAACACATGAAATCCATGAAACAGATGATGGGGCGTGGCAAGAGTTTTACTGAGGCTCACAAGGAGGCTATGCGGAAAGTTGGACGCTGACATGGACGACTCATGCAATGGTGGCAACTCTGAACAACAGGAGGAAAAGGAAAGGGACTGGCCTTGGTACAGGTATCAGACTGAAGAGGAAGATAATGGTTGAAAGCCCCACCAAATCCCCTTAGAATCAGCTCTTTGGTATGGACAATAACAACGACGACCAACTAAAGGCGGCGGTGCAGATTCTTGCACAAGTCGCAGACAGAGCAATGGTAGACGGCCCAGCCGGGAGGCAGAGGGATCAGGCAGTACAGCTGCTGGCCCAACACTTCGGACTGACCAACCAATCGACAGAACAGCCTGAGATATTGATGCCCGAAGAAGGGGCAAATGAATCTGATTGATGATATAAAAGTGTTAGCTTCGTCTGGTTTTGCGCTCTCAACATGGTGGATAGAAGCCCTAGACCCCGTGCTGAAGTGCCTAATCAGCGTATTTACGCTTATATATGTATCAATGAGGATAAGGTATCTTTACAAAAACAAAGGAGAATAGTAAATGCTTAAAAGTAAAACATTGTGGACGGCCATTACGGGAGCCGTGGCGGGTGTCGCCGGATATTTCACAGGCGAACTTGAGCTTGGAGCTGCTGCTAACGTAGTGATAACAAGCCTCTTGGCCATCTTCTTGCGACACGGAATTAAGAAGGTGGAAGCCTGATCGTGGGATGGTTGCTCTCGCTAGTGAGGGCAGTTCCTGCTCTAAAAAGCATACTAGAGCAGTTAGGTAAGCTGTTTCGCAATGCCAAAGCGGATTCTCACGTCGCTAACACTCGCAGCCACATTGATGGTGCTATCAAGCGGGTGCGCGACAAACAGTCCAAGGCATCAAAACGTCCAACGAATACTCAAGGCCCACCAAAAGGGGTTTGAAGATGCCGTCCTAGCCTCACCTGCGTCAGAGGCTTTCGTAGAAGAAACTTTAAACACAATAGCTAATCTTGAAGGTGAGCTAATAAGGAAAGAATGACGACAGATGAAATCCGCCGGGGTCAGGGGGGAACTGCTGGTGGCGGAAAAGCTGATCTCGAAGGGGTGGGCGGTATCCTTTCCGTTTGGAGACAACGACCCGTTTGACATAATCGCAAACCGAGAGGGGAAGATACGGCGCATTCAGGTCAAGACCACTCTCGGCCTCCACGAGTACCCGTCCTCCCGGCCCCACTACCAATTCCAGTTAGCCAAAGGGAAATCATCCAAGACCCCATATAACGTAGGTCAAATTGATTTCTTTATCTGTTGCGCTCTAGACTCTCTAAGGTTTTGGGTTATTCCGCTAACCGAAACAGGGGCAATTACTGCTAAAATATACAGCGGAACCGACAACAAAAACCGCTTTTCCAAGTTTGAAGATGCTTGGGGCTTGCTTGATTATTAAATTCCGGCTTGACACCCCTTTTTCCTTTTGCTACCTTCCTTTCACGAGGCAACACCAGCCTTGCCATTATGATATTTTCAGTTAAAGAGGTAGCCGATTACTTAAGGGTTGAGCATAAAACGGTGCGCAAACTTATCGACGAAGGAAAACTCAAGGCTCACCGCATTGGGCGAGGGCTGCGAGTCAAGAAAGACGACATAGAAAAGTTTATGGAAGCAAACACAGTAAAAGCAAAACAACAATGGGAAGACTAGACAACTACGAACAGGTGGACGCTCGACTAAGGCGCGTTCACGAGCAAAGCGACAAGGTAAGAATACACACAAAAGTTCTGGATCATAGTGAAAACTGGGACAGGGTTGTGGTTAAAGCGTTCCTCTACGAAGGCGAACTGCTTCTGGCAACTGGTATAGCTATGGACTGGAAAGGCAAAGACAACCAAGCCAACAAAACCAACTGGATGGAGGTCGCTGAAACCAGCGCAATTGGACGCTGCATAGCAAACAGCAAATTCCAGAACCCGAACGCAAAGCGACCCTCACGCGAAGAGATGGAGGTCGCACAAGAAAGGCAAGGGGAAGCTGCCCAGTCGCCTGCTAAAGAAAAAGCCCTCACCGAAGGGAACGGGGATGCTCGCAAGCTTGGAGACCTGCTCCAAAAAAACGGCTTAACCAACGTGGTTGTCACAAACTTTTTTGAGCAACGTGGCTGGATCAAGAAGGGACAAATGTGGAGCGAAGCACCGCCCGAAAAACTGACACAGATTTATGAACGAGCAAAGTCAAACCCGGAAGGATTCGTCAAGGCCATCGCATAGCGAACGTGCGCACCACCCTCACAGTCCGTCGAATTTCCCGAAATGGGAAAAGTGTCCCAAGTTTGAGAACGACGGTAAGGACAGGCCAGCGGCAAGCAGGGGAACCATGCTGCACGAGTGGTTTGAAAAGGCGGTAAGAAAGAGATGGAAAATTCGGCTGTAAGCGACTACGGTCTAATTGACTGGGCCATTAACGAACTGGCCGATGTCATATCTCCCGATGACGCCGTTCAGGTGGAACCCAAGCTGGAGGTTGAAGGCAGGTTTTATGGCTACGCTGACGTAACCTCCGGCGAACACATATTCGACTTAAAGTCAGGAGGCATTGCGCCGGAGCCGGGATACCGCGCTCAATTGGCTGGTTACGCATTGGCGTATATGGAGGAGACTTTCAGGGATTATGTTTGGTGTCACGAGCTGTACATAGACTCACAGTTTCACAGGCGCTACAAGATCACTCTGGAAGAGGCGAGAGAAACGGTTGACAAAATTCTAGACGCACACCTTGACCCCAAGTCTGAACCGAGTGCCTGCTCATATTGTAAGTGGTGCAAACATAATCTTACCTGCCCAGCTTTAACTGAAGACATTGATGAAGAAATGAAAGATTTTGACCTAGACAAACCAGAGGAATTGGCTGAAGCACTACGCTTGGCCAAACGATACAAAGTATGGTGTGAGGCTGTAGAGAAAGCGGCCAAACAGAAACTCGTTGACGGCGGTGAAGTGACCGGCTGGACTTTGCAACAGAGAAAAGGAAGGGAAACGCTGGACGCAACCGTTGCTCACCGGGAGCTTTATTCCCGAATGGGCAGCGACAAGTTCATGGCTTGCTGCTCCCTTAATATAAACAAACTACGCAAGGTGTGGGAGGAGTATTATAACGAAGAACTGCCAGTAGAAAATTTAGTAGCGCGGTCTAAGGAAACGGTTGCGCTGGTAGAAAAAACAAAGCAATAAGATGAACCTGAATAAAGTAATGTTGGCTGGACGCCTGACACGCGATCCAGAATTGAAGCAGCTCCCGAACGGTAACTCTGTTACCAACTTGGGATTCGTAACAAACCGCGTCTTCAAAAGCGGAGACGAAAAGAAGGAAGAGGCCACGTTCTTGGACATTAAGGCTTGGGGTGCAAGCGGCGAGACAATTGCCAAGTACCTCACAAAGGGCAACCCTATTTTCATTGAAGGAAGACTCACCTTGGAAACATGGGAGTCGAACGGAGAAAAGCGATCCAAGCTGGTTGTTACATTGGAGAACTATAAGTTCATAAATGACGGCAGCCGCAAGGAGAAGGAGGAACAAAAGGACGACCTCGGATTTTAAAATGGCGGTAAACTCAAGAGCGAAGGGTGCGCGTAACGAGAGGGCATGGGCAGCCATGTGCCGATCAGAGGGGTACTCCCAGACTATTCGCGGGTGTCAATTCGCGGGCGGGCCGGACACCCCAGATATTAAAAGCGCAGACCCTGAGCTTGAGAGGATACATTTCGAGGTTAAGTCTGGAAAGAGGATCGACGTGTGGGGGGCTATCGCTCAAGCCGAACGTGACAAGGCGGTGGGTAAAATCGCCGTCTGCCCCCTGCACCGAGATCATTACGAATGGATAATAGCAATGCCAGCAAGCGACTGGTTCAGAATGTTAAGAGGAGATCACCTATGAGACTGTCAGGAATTTATGACGCAATCGCAACCGAGATGCGCCAACAAGAAACCCAATCCAAGAAAGCCATAATCAGGGCGATGACAAGTTACTGCGTTGCACTCAAAGCGTCAGGACATGAAGCCCCGCTCTGGTCTGAGAGAGGATTGCTAAGAGGAGTTCACAACAGGCTTGAAGCCGAAAGAGGAAATTTGTAGGTGAGCGAGTTTTTCATAATTTTCTCGCGGCCTATAGTCAGACGGGGCTGACTTAAAAGGAGAGGGTTTCTTGGTTTGCCTCTCCACCCCGATTATTTTTGTTATGAAAACAAAACACGGAAGAATACACGAGGTTACAAACAAGAGTAAAAAGTTCGGGGCAAACTCCCGTTACTATTACATTAAGGCGAAGAACACGGCTGGCGAAAGTATCGACCTGTTGCTGACCGGCTCCCAGCTAGACACCGCAAAGGAAAGGGCGAGCAAGAACCCGGAAGACTGCCTTCAGCGCATCCCACTTAAAGAGTGGCTAAAGAGATGAGACTGAAGGTTGTCGTTGGATACAATGTGCAAAGGCAACGCGAACAGGTTGCGGAAATAAAACTGACCGCTGACCAAGCCAAAGCCATTGTCATGGATTACTTTAACAACATGGATTACGAAGAAAGACAGTCATGGATAGCGAAACAAAGAGTAAGGGTACTGTCCTCAAATCTGATTTAGAAACATTCCGCCGAGGCATCGAGGACATACAGGAGAGGTTGTCAGACCTTTCGCCAAGGCAGCTAATGCAGGAACTTGAGGTCGTTAAGATGTGGATAATGAATAAAGAGAATGACTAAGCAACAATTTGAAAAAGCTGGAGATGAAGGACACGGGTCGTCAACTCCAGACAACTACCACAAGGTATCAAAACAGATATCAAAAAAAATTAAGGAAAATATATTGTCGGGGCGATGGCCGGCAACGACACCGAAAGAAGTCGAAATGTTAAGAGCGCATCGCGCAAAAACCAAAAAAAAATGAGTGAACAAAACATAGAGTTAACAGAGGACTTGGTTCTCAAAGCCCTTCAAAGCAAGCGGCTTAAAGATAAGTATAACGCACTATCTATTGCGGCGGCGGCAGCCAACAACAACAGCGTAATGATAGGCATAGAGCAGTCTGATATGAGGGAAGGCGACAAGTTCGTCACTCAGGCTATCATTGGTTTATCTCTTGGCTTATGCGCCAGAATGGCTGATCCTACTCAGCCAAAGAATCTCTGGAAGCAGCTCAACAAGGCACTGGGCAAAACCACAGGCTACATGGTCATGGAAGAATTTAATGTTGGCCGTGGGTTTTCAACCAACCTTGGGCAAGAAACAGAAAAATAAATTTATAGGTCGGCTCCTGCCAAGACCCCTTCCTCAGGGGCGAGCAAAAATTCAATCCCTTCTTTCGGGGGCCGACCTTCTTTTCTAAAATGAGCGTAAAACTAATGGCTAAAGTTTGGGAGATGGACATGAAGGCGGTTGAAAAAATCATCCTTCTGGCCATCGCTGACTATGCTGACGACGATGGAGTTTGCTGGCCGCGCCAAGCAACAATCGCAGCCAAGACCGGGGTGACGCGGCAAACAGTAAACCAAAAAATGAAACAGATGGAAGAGCAGAACCTGCTGGAAAAAAGGGACGGGAAAACGATCCTGTTCCCTGTCAGCGAAGGCGACATAAATGTCAAGGAGGCCGACACGCCAAAATGTCAAGCAAACCGACAGGAAAGTCAGGTAGACCGACAGCAGTGTCAAGTAGGCCGACATCCATCTAAACCATCAAATAACCATCAAATAACCGTAGACGAATTAAGGAACCAAGCAGAGGTAATTTATTCTGAGTACCCGCGTCACGTTGCCAAGGGTGGCCCGAAGGGTGCAATAGCTTCGATAGTAAAGTCGCTTAAGCTAGTTGGTTTTGAAAAACTGTTAAACCGTACAAAGCTGTACGCGGAAGTTACTGCCGAAAAAGAGAAAGAGTTTATTCCGTATCCGTCTACTTGGTTTAATCAGGAACGATTCAATGACGACCCGGATGAGTGGGTAAGCAGCCGTGAACAGGGATCGAGATTTGAAAAACTGGAACACCAACTGAAGTACGAAAGCGACCCGAAAAAGTGGCAAGAGTTAAAAGATAAACTTCAGAATCTAAAAAGGCAAAGATGAGTACGAGAACTAATAAAGCCCTTGAACTTAGCAGGGCAGCAGAGAAAGGGCTGATAGGATGCGCTCTCCTTGGGGCTGTGGATGAGTGCATTGCCTCTGGGGTTTGCGAAGATTACTTCGCGCATGATGACAACAAAAAAATCTGGCAGACAATTGAGGAACTGACCAACGAGCAGCTACCGTGTGACACAATAACCGTCAATGACCGGCTTTCCGCCTCCAACGGGAGAAAGGTTTCCGCTTTGCATCTGACGGAATGTGAGGATTCTGCGCCAACTTCGTCGAACTTGGGGTATTGGTTACCCATCGTAAAGAAAAACGCGCTCAGACGCCTTTACAGGGCCAAGGTGAGCCGATTAACGCAGGCATTGGAAGACCCAAGCCTAGAACCTGACGAACTGACCGCTGCTTTTGAGGCCGAGATATTGGATTCCAGTACGGTTGATACCAAGGCTGCCACTAGAAAGGAAGATATCAGGCGTTTGATTCAGCAGATAGAAGATGTTCAACTTAATGGCAAGATTCTGGGCTATCCTAGCGGTTATTCTGACCTAGATCACCACCTGAATGGGCTGGAAAAGGGGAAAATGTACGTGATTGCAGGGCGTCCGGGGGCCGGGAAGACCTCAATGGCTCAATGTTTGGCCCGAAATCAGGTAAAAAACAAGGTATCAACCCTTATATTTTCCTGTGAAATGACCACCGATCAGCTCAATTTAAGGATGTTATCCACCGAATCAGGGGTAAATTCACGCGATTTGCTAACCCCAAAGGCTCTTACCCCTAGGCAATTCAAGCCGATCACGTCAGCAGCTGCCGAATTGTTACGGTGGCCCATCCATATCAGAGACGAGTCCGACTTAACCGTAGCTCAGGTCAGGGCCGAGGCCAGAAGAATGAAGCGATTGCACGGAATACAGGTAGTAATGGTAGACTATTTGCAGTTACTTCAGCCAGATTCGAGAGGAGAGAAACGATACGAAGACGTAGGCAACATATCAGGCGGTCTGAAGAATATGGCGAAGGAACTTGACGTGCCAGTTGTAGCATTGGCCCAGCTAAACAGGGAAACCGAAAGGGCCAGCCGCGCACCGAGGGCCAGCGACCTACGCGAATCCGGCAAGATTGAGGCCGATGCAGATGCGATAATACTCCTCTGGGAGCCAGAGCCGAATAACAGGCCCAGAATGGACTGGTCTTTGGTAGAGGCCGTAATCGCTAAAAATCGACACGGTTCAACAGGTACAGTTAATTTTCTGTTTAAGCAGGACGCCACCCTGTTTGAAGCCGTTAGCCCAATTTCCGACGAAACCATACCCGACTATGTAAACGAAAAGGCTTTTCAGTAACATCATGGAAAACGTAAGAAAAAATCAGGTAGCCGAAGGGCTAGAACTAAAGACCGGCCAAGGAAAGCGACTCCTTAAACTGGCTCACGAAAACATACAGCTCGCAGACAAAAAGCAACAGGACTACGGCCCAAACAATATCCTTTACTCAGGGGAGTTGGGGATCATTGTGCGCTGTCAGGATAAGATATGCAGGCTCAAACATCTGCTTGAGAAGAACGGAGGTGTTCAAAATGAATCCATAGAGGACAGCTATCGTGACCTTGCAAACTACGCTCTGATTGGCATCCTTCTCCGAAGAGGTGAATGGGAGGATAAAGAGCGAGAGTGAAACTGGAAAAGCCAAGGGGGGCCACCCATGCAAGATTGTCTACTTCCGATAAGAAGGCGGCTATCGTGGAGGTACAAAACTTGGATTGCCTTCAGGGCGTGGCTGGCAAGATCACTTGGCTTAAGGGAAGTAAAAATAAAGGATATAGAGAACTGGGAGAAACGAATTTTGACGGAGTTTATGAACCTTAAGAAGTCCAGCATATTCATACTGTCCAAGGCGGACATGAAAAAAAGAAAGTGCTGGGGTTGTGAAGAGAAGCGAACAGCTAAGTTCAGGGACGCATCAACAGGGGGATACCTGTGCCACGAATGTATGCCTGATGTATACTGGGCAGGCGTTGTTCTGAACAACACAGATGGAATCCGAGACCCGAATCCGGGCGAATGCAGTAACCTTTGACAATGTGGGGAAGCGAATGTTCAAAGTGCAAAAAAATTTTTCAGGAAACGTCCTTGACGTGGACTTTGCTCGAAGGAAAACTGGTCGTGTTGTGTCCAAATTGCAATCAATCCCTAATAGAATCCACAGTTTTACCGCTGTCACACAAGAAAAAGAAAAGGGATGAACTACCTTGAGTACTTTAGCGAAAGAGAAGAGAAAGGGAAATATTGGACGGCCCATGCCCAAAAGACCCTAGCAGACCCGAGAGCTACCATTTACGAATGCAAAACAGCAGCTATAGGGGTAAGCGGTTTCAACAAGAAACTGGAAGAGCAGCTAATAAAAAAAGGGGGAAGAAAGCTGAAGTACTAATTCAGAAGTCTCAGATCGTTGCTGCCATAGCCGAAAACCACAAAGGGCTAATAACCAAAGCCACGGTCAGGGTTATCATCAACGACCTGATTAACTTCTCAAGCCACGCCCTTGTTTCCGGTTGCGCCCTGCGACTTGGGGGTATGGGAACATTGCGTATGGCTAAGTTAAGCAGACCTTGGGGAGATGGAAATATGGTCTCGTTTAAAATGGGGGAACCGCTTAAAGTTCTGGCTCGTGAGACACGCAAGAAAAACGGCAAGGAGGGGAACTGACCACACCTGCTACCTTCTTTACCCAGACGAAGACGTAAGTTTTAAGATGAGCGTTTCTCAAGGCGATGAGTGCATCAGGGTAAGCCCAGTCACAGCCAACGGAGTTGACGCACAGTTCTTATCCAAGGAAGCCCGCGAGCTGATAGAGATGTGGGCCAAGGAGGAGGCACTTCGGGTATGTTTTAATTGATTAAGTCCCAATTCAGCCTCCATTTACTTCGCATCTTGATTGCCTGACCCACCGCTTTTCGCAGCTCTTCTCTCGCTTTCCCGTCCGGGGATTCTGTGTTCTCTATCTCTTTAAGAGCCAATATTAGGTGAGCCATCATCTGTTCCATAGGAACCAACGATCCTACCCTCTTCAAACACCTAATCAATCAAATTCTCCCCCGATGTCCCTGCCTCCATAGACCCAATGTTTCAGGAGGTGTTGCCCAGTTCTAGCCGGGGGATGGTAGTGCCGCGCATTATTGCCCGGTTGTCCTACCAAAATTCTTCCATCCTACTTCAGCCTCTTCCACTCCCTGCTCGTCTGCCCAACAATTCCCACCTAACGCTATCTTAAAGGGCATATAGCACCCGCACCCTACGCCTTCTTCCCCACATTTCTTCTTCACCTTGTCAAACAGCAAACACCTATGGCAATTAAGCATTTTGCCGGAGAACCCGACCCCTTTCTCCCTGTTGGTTAATCCCCTCAAGGCTAACATTGCCAGCCTCATCCAGTCCCCTATCGTAAGCCGACCCCCCTCCTCCTTCAAGACCTTCCACCATTGAGAGTACCTTTTACCCTTAAACCCGAAAAACCTTCTCTCGCCTAACATAAAATTGTTGCGCAAGGCTGATGCCCAACCTAATGTCCGTCAAGACATACACCTCCGAATGTGTGATGATTACGGAGGCGAGCTAGACTGGGGCGGATCGAAAACCGACAGCCATCCGTAGGGAGTTAATGCCAGATCTCGTAAATCAACAATCTGATGGGTAGCGATAAAGCAAAAGCATAGCTACGACCGTTGCAGTCCTAGACTGAGTACTCTGCCCCTTGGCGTTACAGGGCAACCAGACGCCGAGATCACACCTCAAGGCAGGGATTTTGGCCCGATACTGAGCGATATACCGCCAGCCATAGCCAAGACTTTCCTTAACAGGGGAGTTTTGTACCCTTAACCCCACTTCAACCCGCCAATTTCGCTCCACTCTTAACCCGTCCCCGACAAACAAAAAGGTTTCAGAGAAAACCAGAAAGTTGAGAAGTTAGTAGTATATATATGACTGGCTGAATTGCGCGTTCCCACCCCCGCCCCCCCGTCTGCCTCCTGACCTAATGCCGATTAGGTATGTTAAACCATAGGCTTGTGATGGGTGCGAGGTCGATCACTCGACAGTCGCTTGGAGCCGGTGAGCTTACAGCATCGGTTCATAGGCAGGGGCGGGACTACCGTGTGGTGTCCCTTAATGCCAAAGGAGAACCCCTACTTTTCCCGGCGTGGAGTATAGTCACGTTGGCGGGCCGTCTAGTGTCCGAAACCGTGTAGTGAGCAATCGTGCCGGAATAGACAAAGCCACGTTTCTTTGGTGAATAACCTTAAACGAATCGTGATAGGGCCGGGGTATGGCCAGCTTTGTCTCCCCTAGGGAGTGTCGATCAGCGTTGCATAGGCCAAGCGTGTGGATGGAGCAAATCCATAGCGTATGACTAGACCGTAGGTTTTTTCTCAAATCGGTTTACCTCAAGTTTTGAGGTGTTACACCGTCGGTTCCTTTCACTCGTTTGAGTTAAACGGGAACCGCACCCCCAAATGGTTTCGAGCCTTGACGTGGCTTGGGGGCTTTCTACTGATACGAAGCCGTTAACTTGGAAAACTGAAATGAATATCAATCAAATTCAGATAAATGAGGCTCCGAAGGTAACTTTGCCTGTTGGAGTGAAGCGTGAAGGTAAAGTGAATGCCAAGACTGGAAAGCGTTCGGACTTGGGTGTTCAGTATAACTTCAAGACTGATGAATCGGGCAATCCCGTGGCAAGTCCGGCCAATCTGCGCAAGTTCTATAAGGAACAGAAGGGACTTAAGGGTAATGCATTGACCGCCAAGGTAAACGAGGTCTGGCGAGACAATGAGCAAATGGATCGGGCCATGTTTCAGATATTTGGCAACTGGTGCTTTGAGCGCGGTTTGCGGATGTCGCTGGCAAGGGTCAACAAAAACGAGCGCAAAGCCACTATAACGCTCGAAGCAGCTACGGAGGCGAAGGGCAAGACCAACAAGGTCGAGCAGGCTTTGGTCAGGGCTGCTGTTGCCATGCAGGAAAAAATGCAGGGCTTGGGCGTGACGTTACCGCTTGAAGAATGCTTGAAGGTCGTCAAGGGGGCTTAAGTTGCCAACTTTCTAACGGGTGGCTCGTGGGTAAAACTGCGAGCTGCCACTAGAGGGTTGTCTGCTGCTCGGTTAGCCGAGTTAAGTGGGTATGACCATTTCGGGACTAAATCTCTCCCGCTTTAGGTCAGTAAAAGGAAGGCGATCCCGCGCCAAGCAGCGACAAACCTCTGGAAGGTGAATAAGTTGTGGATAATGTTAATATCTTGACCAATTGGGATCAGGTTCGTGCGGCGTTACCACCCGCTAAGGATGCTGGTCGGAAGGAAAAGCGTGAGCGTGGAGCGTCAAAGCTGTACCGCCGCGCATTGAACTGGGTCACAAACGAGAACCCAAACCAAGATTATGAAACGCGGTGCAAGCTGGCTCACGAGATTTCGGCGTTAGGTATTTCCATGCCTCGCCTGACTCGTGGTGCGAAAGCTGCTGCAATCTGGCAAAGGCGTTTAGCGCACAAAAGAGCAGAGTAATATAACGAAAAGGATATATCATGGGTGAAAAACAAATATCATATAAGGTTGGAGGCTCATCATTTGAGCATTACGAAATATCGGAAGAATCTTTTTATGGTTCCGTGGCATGGGTTGTGTATCGGGCTGGCTTGGTTGCTGGACTGTTCTCTAGTCAGCTGGACGCCTTTACCTATGTTGAGGCAGCCGAAGCGTGGAAGGATATGTTGTGAAAGCGAAAGCAGAAACAATATACCCGTTAGGCGACGGCAAGTACGAGGCTTGTGGGTGGATAACCTACCCAAAGGGGAGCGTGCTGGAAGGTCAGTCGCAAGAGTGCGTAGTGGACATATTCCGGTCACTAGAAGAGGCAAAGGAAAAGTACCCCGGCGTCGAGGTATCGGAATACGGCAGGTGCAAGGAGCATCGACCGTCTGTTTCGTTAAACCCGCCCAAGGACTTTGATTACTACGATGCTGGAGAATACTGGAGCGAAAACGATTACTGATATGAAATTACGCGCATTCTTTGATCTAACTTTTTTTGTACTATTTTTTGCTGTAATGTATTTCTTTTACGCATTCACGGACTTTATATAAGAATTTTGGTCGCGCTGCTAGGTACGGAGATGAGACTGTAGTTCATGGCAGTCGGCACCGAGCGTGTAGTGCGGCCTTTTAATTTCCATCGGCGACGGTCGGTGGTCGGAGTGGCTGAATAAGTGCATCCAAGGCACTAAGGCGACAACTGGACAGGCTCAACAGCCTAGTGGCAAAGAGCAGTCTGGGTGGGTACGAAGTAGGGGAATCAGAAACATTTGATTTGGAACCCGAAAAGTTGCAGGTGAACAAATAATCCTGCCTCCATTTTTTTTCAACTATGGATCACAAAGAACTCCTAAAGGCATTCAGCGAGGAACAAAAAGCAGAGGAAACTATGGGAACAAATAAAACCAAATCAAAGGTGAGGGCCAAGTCCAAGCGGTCAGCCAAGCTGGACAACGAGGCAAGGAAGAGGAACCAAAAGAAGGCAATCGTTGCGGAACTTGCTAGGTTCGAGCGCGAAATAAGACGGAACAAGCGAGTGATAGCAACGTCAAGTGACAGAAGCAGCGCGAAGCTGCGAAGGGCAGTATCTAATTTCAAGCAAGCAATATCAGAAATATGACAACAATAAATGACATGGCAGATTACATGATGGAGGTCGTCGATAAGGACTTCGACAAAGAGATAGACCATTCCATTCCGCTTAAACCAGACCACAAATATGTTAAGGAATACTATGCCTTCTTACAGATGATGTTGGAGGACAAGTTCTATACCGTGTGGGATCTGTTTAGATACGCAAGGCTGGCGGCAACGGATTCCGATTGGCTTCTGAGTGCCACAAAATACCCAGCTTTTGACGCTGTTGTTGCACCAGAGTTAATGAAAACTGGAGCGAAAACGCTTACTGATATGAAATTACGGGGGATGATATGAGTCATTTTTATGCAACAATACCAGACTCCGCTCGACGCACCGTGCCGACAGCGAGAGGACACAAGACGACAGGAGTGAGAACTATCGCAGCCAGTTGGAACGGAGCCATTGAGGTTGAGCTAACCCATGTCGATGGCAAGGACTTGTTCAGCGTGCGTCGTATCCCTTGGAAGGGTAACGGCAGGCGTGAGGACTTAGCGAAAGGTGAACTATGACAATGAGATATACAGACAATAATATACCAGAAAGCAACGACGAGGGCGAGTTAAACCCAGCCATATCGCATCCTGAGTTTGGCGTGATAAAAAACGGCAAAGATGTTTACAAGCTCCGCAAGCAACTGGAGAAGGCTCCGGCAAATATACAGACCAGCGCGGCGTTTATGCTGTTGAGAGATACTAACTGGCCCGTGATGTTAGCCAAATTTGTGGCGGAGGTTGTGGAAAAGGACGAAAAAGCAAAGTACACAAAGAAGCTGGATAGGATAATGAATTTCGTTACGAATGCGCTGTATTCTAGTGTTCTGGAGGAAGCGCGAAGCGTATCGAGCGATCAGTATAGAAACAACTAACTTGGAATCATGTCAACAACAACAACAACAAGCGAACTTGGCCAAGCGGTCAAGATTATGTTCGAGGATATAACACCTGTACAACAGGCGAAGGTGTTGACCTATCTGAACACGAGTGCCGGTCTCAATGAGTCCCACAAGACCATTGACGATGCGGTTGACGCGGTGGAAGGGCAGTCATGTTCGGAAGAGCGACTGAAGACTGCCATCATTGCGATGCGGGACGGCGAATACAGGCATCTGAACGTTCCGGGTCAGCACCTCCCCTCAGCAGCAGTGGTGAGCCAGATTGAAGAAGGGGAAAGCCGGCCCCGGTCAACCACAGTTGAAGTGAGCAAACCAGAGCCGGCAGCGGTATCAGCAACAACAACGTCAGAAACGGTAATGCCCTCTCCCTCTCGTGGCAAGTCAAAGCGACAAGGGATGCAGGAGATGTGGGAATCCATGCAGGAAGCCATGTCTCAGGATGAGGAAGAAGTAGAGACGATTGCTAATCGCATATTTGAAGAGAGATTTAAGCCCGCATTAGTTGAGGCTATGAACAACGGCTGCTTCCCTGACAAGCGCATTCAAGAGATGATCGACAGCACTCCGCCGAAGACCGATGACCAGAAGCTGCGCGTGTTGATAGACGAATCATTTAGGGATGGCGTTGGCAAGGTTGTCGCAACAGAGGTAAAGGATGGAACTAAGGTGGTGCTACCACCGCTGGAACCAGCGTGTCCATATTTTGTCGAGACTCCCATTGTTAAGGCGATTGAGTACCACATTGACAGCGGTCAGCACATCTATGTTGACGGCCCGTCCGGTGCTGGGAAGACCTACCCAATTGAGCAAGCCTTGCGTCGAAGAGGGAAGCGGTATGTTAAGGTTAATTTCGCTGACGGCATTAGGTTGTCTGACCTAACAACCAAGCAGGAGATCATCGTTCAAGACGGAAAGACTCAGACTAAGTACGTCGATGGCATCCTTCCCTTCTGCATGAGGCACGGCCTGCCATTGCTCGGCGACGAAGTGGATCAGCTTCAGCCAGAGACCACCTCAATAATGAACCCAACGATGGACAAGTACCCCGGCGAGCTGCTTCTTCCCGGTAGCGGGGAACGAGTGACGGCATCTCCCGGCTTTTGGGTAGCACTAACAGGCAACTGTCTTACGGACGAGACAGGGCTGTACTCAGGGTACAAATCAAGTAATGCGCTTACCAACAGGTGTGCCGGACTGAAGGCCACCTACTTGGAGAAGAAGGACGAGTCCAACATTCTGGAGGCGGACGGTCTCGACAAGACTGAGGCTAGGATGATCGTGAACGTGATGCATATTCTGCGAGATCTTTACTCAAATGGCGGTGCGGTTTCGCAGGCTCCGTCTACCAGACAGGCGGTCAGGATTAGTAGATACATACAAGGCAAGGATGTGTTAGGTAAGAGCAATCCCAACCTTCCTCCTTTAAGCAGGGATGATGCGTGGCACTACGCCTACTTCAACTTCCTGCCCAAGGCAGAGTACTCCGAGGCGTTAAAGAAATGCCAAGTTGAGGACACCTCTCTAAACGAAAGGAAATTTAAGGCATGAGAACATACAGGTTAACAAAAGTAGCAGCGGTAGCCATCGTTGACAGGTTCGCCCGCGAGGTGAAGCAAGGGAGGACGTTCCTTGAGGCGTCTGAAGCCTTACTTAAAAGCCCTAGCGACAGGACGCGGAACCTAACCAAGCGATTGCTTACGTCTCAAAAGGTGAGGGCCAAGGTGGTTGTGGTTCTGAACGGAGGGATCACGCCGAAGCTAAGGTGCTATCCCGTCCCGGTCTCAAATGTGTGGGACTTGGTAACAGGGCAATGTAATAAGCACTGGTATCAATCCAGACACGCAGGTGTGTGCGGGTACTACGATATTGAAACTGTTTGGATTGCGGTATGCGCGGAATACGGACTGCAAATGCCGGTCAACAGGCCGAAGTCGCAAGGCGGATCAGGTGGGGACGGAGACGCTACGAACATAATAGTGGAAGGTATCCCCCATGTGGACAACAACCCGCACTACTGCGTGGCCAAGCCTTACAAGACCTGCAAAGAGCAGGCGTTCACGGCCCAACTAATGAACAAGCTTAGGCAGTTAGTGTCGGTGCATCAGAAGCGAAAGTACAAGAGGGACACGGACGACGGATTCGTAGATCAAGACAGGCTCGTTGACGTTGTGCGGGGAACCAACCTTGATACCGTCCGAGAGTACCCGCATCGGGGTCAGCGAATAGATGCAGCTGTTCAGATGTTTGTGGATTGCAGCGGGAGCATGGACGGTGCAGGGGGAGATCAGGAAACAGCGTGTGCCTTAGCTTTGGCGTTAGGTAAGAGTTTCCAACGGCTTCGAGTGCCGCTGTCAATTGTGGCGTTCGATAGCAGCCCGCTGTTGGTCAAGGGATGGGATGATAAGGTTGAGAACACCAAGGTTGACAGGCTTTATGGAGGCGGAGGGACGCACCTTCCCTTGGCAATGGAGCAGTGCCTTCCCTACCTGCTAAAGCGAAGGGAGAGTCGAAAGATTCAGGTTGTCCTGACTGATGGAGCAATAGGTAAGCCGAACAGTTGGTGGCAAAGGGTGAAGGAACACAGGATGAACAAGGGTTACGAGTGCTACGGCTTCGGAATTAGGGCGTGCATAGAGCCGGGATACTTTGACGGCCAGATCGACTACCTAACAGGAGACACAATGATATCCGTTGTTAGTCGGGAGGTCGGGAACATATTGATACACAAACCCATGACTAAATAGTCATACTACATGAATAAAAAGTAATGAATCAGCGCAACTATAACACGGCCAGCTACTACTCTCACGGCAGAGGAAGAAGCTGGAACGCAGAGGAAGCCGAGCAATACGGAAGGCATCCAAGGACAAGGGCAGCGGAAAGACTAGGCGTAAGCGTTAAAGCTTTTCGGGCAGGGTGCATAGCGTGTGAGTACGTGGCCACCGAGTGGCATCATGTCGGGAAGTTCGCATCAGCAGTGACCTACTATGACACTGAGGAACTGAAAGCTGACCCAAGGTTTTGGAAGGGGTGCGCCGAGGCGTACAAGTCCAAGGCAAAGAAAAATCAAATGAACATGAACGCGGTAAACGCAAAGGAGAGGGCGAAAGCATGAAAAAAACACCAGCCATGAAGGAGATTTTGAAAATAATCAAAAAGTTGGACGAGCTTCCGCCGGATCACGAGCCAGAATGCGATGATCTATGGGAGGCGTTGCGCTCGATAGAACGAATTGCGTTGTATTCAAGATAAGGTAGTATGAACTGGATAAGCATGACGCTATGGATTGAAGGCCCGATAACAGCAGAGGTGACAGCGATGTGGGTGCAGGGATACTTCATAATCACAGGGCTAGGGGTTATCGCCCGCTGGCTGAAGGTGAAACGCAAATGCAAATAGGAAAGACAAACAAACTAGAAAAGGTAGTTAGCAAAGACGCCACGAGAATTAATGAAAGGATGAGAAAGCTGAACAAAAAAATGAGCAACAAGCAAAGCAAAGATGTGAAGGACGCAATCAAGGAAGTGGCGTTGAATCTCGACAATCCGGCAAGTCAAATAAGAATCAAGCTCGACCTAATGGAATGCTCGTACTTAATAAAGGCAATCAACCATTACCAAAAGAACATTGACGAAATAATTGATGCTCATTTGGAGAAAACATGGAGTGAGAATAAGGAGATGGCAGAGGGTGCAGACCGGGAGAAGGTGAGTGTTATTATGAAGTTGGGTGGGGTTGCGAGTATGGATTGCATACGTAAACAGGTTGAACGAAAGGTAAAGAAGAAAGGGTGGTTTGATGACGACGAAGATTAGATCGACGGTTAAATGGAACACAGGGACAAGGGTTCACAAGCCCGCGAAGGGTAAGGGATCATACAAAAGAAAGGAAAAGAATGAGGTGCGAGAGCGTGTACGAACTAATTAAAATATATATATTCTCAATGCCATACTGCATCGGGTTGATGCTGTGGAACACAGTTACGTTTCAGCCTGCAAACGGAGTGTTCTCTGTTGCGTTATATTTATGCAGCCAATTCTTCGGCAAAGTGTCGGTGTATAGGGACGCGGAGGTTATATACCTCTTCAATGACGAGAAGGACTTAATCAAATCAATGACTGAATATGTCAAAGAGGTTAATGAAGAGGCGGGAGCGGCATGAGTTAGACCAAGGGCAGCTGATGCTTGCTGAAGTAATGAAGGACAGGTTGATGAGCCAAAAGGAACTGATCGAAGCAATAACAAAACTAAAGAAAGAACTATGGAAGAACTGATATTCAACCCCGACGTTGTGTTAACTGAAAAGGAACTGGATCAAGTAGATCCGCCTCCCAAGAGTGGCAGCTTTGCCTACAAGATAGATGAGATAATGGGTGATCCCACCGAAGAGGAGCTGGATGAGTTTTTTGATTGGGACATGGGGTCGTCTAGCGTGAGGGTAAGACCATGATCGACGTGTTCAGGCTGGCTGCGCTACGCAGGGGGATAAAGCTGGAGATGCTGGGCATGAAGAGGTCAGGCGGTAGGCGATCTAGCTACGCAATAGTGAAGAGCGAGCTAGGTTTTAAGGGCAATAGGAAGCGGGTGCTAGAGCAACTCGAAGACTATATGAGAATGTTAAGAGGGAAACTAGAAGAAGACGAATCAGGAATAGAAAATGAGTACAACAACAACAACAAAAAAACCAACGAGCCTAGACAGTATACTAGGGACAATAAAAAAGAACGCACCACCCAAGACGGCAAGCGGTAAGACATACCCTGTCCTACCTGAGCAAGACGGGATGGTTGCGCAACTGGTAAACACCATCCAAGAGTACTCCCAATATAAGGATGCCTTGGAAGGCGCGAAGAATCAACTAACAGCAATAGCAAAACCCGCGTTTAACAAAGCGAACGCTGGCAAGGCAGACCCATCGACAGGAATCATTGCCAAAGGGGACGGGAAAGAGGTGCTAGTGTCAGTCACATCCTACTACTCAGGCGTAAGTGATCCTGCTGTTTTGGAGGCGGTTGCTCCGGGCTTAAGCGACAGCTTTAATCGCAAGTACAGTATCACTATCAAGAGTGACAAGCTCCCGAAGCACAGCGAGGAGGGGCTACTGTCTGACTTGGTTGAGCTATTCAACAGGTACGGCGCAACTGATGCGCTTGAGGTTAAAGATAGTTACGTACCCAAGGAAGGGTTTCACACGTCGAGACACGTTTCGTTAACAGAAGAGCAGAACAATAGGCTAGACGCGCTGGCCAAGTGCAGGGTTGCAGTCAAAGTGAAAGGGCGGAAGTGACCCGTGCAACAAGCAAAGTATTTGAATGACCTGCTGTGCGAGTGCGCACCAGAGAACGGATTCGCTCAGGAAGCTATAGAGTTTGCTGTACTGAGCGGTAGCATACTGCTGTCTTTTGACATGGAGACAGACACGTATCAGATAATGAGAATGTACGACGATATCATTGACAGGTTCAGGGAGGTCAGGACTCGTGAGTGCATCTCAGTAGCGAACAGGTACAAGTCAGTCGCTTGTGCTGAAGAGGTATCGGTTGATTAGTGATGCGCTTGAGGACTTCCCTGACTCGATGGTTCTCGTTGGGCAACGGTTCGGCGAAAGCTATCATCGCATCGTCTGTCAGCAGCGTGTCTTGCAATTCAAACCGCAGGCTTACTACAAGCCAGACTGGGAACCTTACCCGATTGGGGTGGTGCTGCCTCGGTGCGAGTTGCAAGGCATAGCTGACCGATACTATGACCACAACCAAGTATACATAAACAACACCATTAAAATATATGAACGTAACACCAGAGATGAGTCAGCTACCTAACAGGGTGGCAGATAAGATGAGAGAGGACAGGTCGAATCGGGTCATGGGAACAGAGAACTATTGGGTGCATCTGTTAGGTCTGAAGTACACCGACGGAGTGAAGGCGCACGCCGAGCTGGCGGAGGCATGGTGGTTGATTGATGCAGTCGCGAGCTACCAAATAGAAGTTAAGAGACACGAGGTCAAGCACAGGTGGTGGATGGTGTGGAAGCTCAAGGTTAAGAAGGATGGGTCAGCTACCCTCACCGCCAGATCGGACACGGGCGAACGTCCATTCATCACGCAAAAGATGGAGTTCACTACGCACCCTGAAGGTGAGTGGGATTTCTGGCAGGAAGGCAACGTCTTGATTATACCGGAGGAACACTGATGGTAAATTCCTTTGAAGAGTTCCTAGATGAAAGGGGTTTCGGGGAGAAGGACATACGGATGGTGTCAAGAAACACATATAAATACACAAACTGTGGGGCTTTCTGCTTGCGGGAGAAAGATGGCGTAGTTGTAGGCTCAATTGTGGAGGGCGCACAGTGCGGGACAGAAAACCACAAGTTAACGTACCCGTTCAGTCTGGACGACTTCTATGCTGCCTTATCGAAGGTGGAAGTTGAAGCCGATCAAATATGGAATGAAGTGAACAATGAATAAATAACATAGACACTAAAATGAAAAACATAAAAGTAATAACAGTCAGCGAGCGGATTCACAAACGACTCAGGCGTTACTGCCAAGAGCGCGGGTTGAAAGTTGGGGCGTGTGCAGATGAGATGATAAGCTATGCGCTGGATGTAATGCCTTCGAGTATGACGTTCAAGTCAAGGTCGTATTTCATGGGGAGTCGAAGTGATGAGAACAAACGATAACCAAAGAAGGGCGGAGGCTGCTGAGATAGCGATGTGCGCTTATGTCGAAGACAGCGGCAACGAATGGGGCGAAGACAATAGAGAAGAACTTATGTCTGATTTAGTCGCAGACCTTGGCCACCTTGCTGATGTTTACGAAGTGGACATTGGAACCATAGTTGACATCGGTATTGAACACTACAGAAAGGAGAAGGATTGTGGTCATGGGACATAGCAATGAATATGACGACAAGAGTAGGGCAGGGTTGGTAAAGCCGGGGCTTGGAGGAGTTATAGCGTCCCATTGCGGAGCGTTCAAAAACTCAGGGCGACATGGCTTTGGTAAGCACACCAAGGGAAAGGTATCTCCTTACAACAAACCAAAGAGAAGAAAGAAATGAATAATAAACTGTACCATTACAAAGCACGTATAACGCGAGTGGTCGATGGAGACACGGTGGACGCAACCATAGATCTAGGCTTCGACCTCCACTCTCACCAAAGGATCAGGCTGTTTGGAATCAATGCGCCTGAAACCAGAACAAGGGATAAGCAAGAGAAGAAGGCGGGTCTTGCATCCAAGGCAAGGTTAAAGGAACTGCTAAAGCAAAACAAAAATAATTGCATAGTGAAAACTCAACTGGACAGGAAGGGGAAGTTCGGTCGCCTGTTGGGTACTCTTTACGTGGACGCGGTGATGGATGGGAATGCTGATCCTGTTGTAGCCGTTGATCCTGTTTCGCTTAAGCCTATTGAGACAAACATAAATGAGCTACTCGTAATGGAGGGTCACGCATATGAGTACAAGCCTTGACCCAAGCGTCCAACTAGCACGTCAGTTTTGGAACCTGAAACCCATTACATACCCTGCTCGCCCCGTTAACGGTGGGCCGCTGGACAAGATGGCTCGAAAGGTAAATACGGGTTGGTACTATGAGCCTAAGTTTAACGGGTGGCGAACGCTTATTCATCTACCAACCGGGACTTTGTTCAACCGAAAGGGAGGGCGGGTGGCTTGGGCGGAATGGGAAGAAGCGATTCAGGAGGCAAGACGTGTTGTTAGTAGTCCGAGTATAGAGTGGATTGACTGCGAAGCAATAGGAAGGAGACTGGCCTGTAAAAACAAGGGCGTGATGCCAACTAACCAAGGCATCCAAGGCATACACAGAGGCACGTTGGTGATACTGGATATACCAGAAGTCAAAGGGAGTGACGGCCTTTCGTATGTGGAGCGGGTCAAGCTGATGAAATCTCTTGATGTTCCTACGCTGCACTTTCCCGTTAAGGGATGCGAGAGCGAGAGAGAAGATCGCAAGTTGTTCTTAGCCCCTAGGCTATGCGGCGAACAGTACGCCGGTAGAATGTGGGATAGGTTGCAGGAGTATAACAAAGAAGCTGGGTTTGATTACTACGAAGGGTTCGTAGCCAAGCACGGCGAGAGTGAGTACCCAATACAGTTGGAGTCACCCTCACAATGCACGTCGTTCTGGCAAAAGCACAGGTGGGAATACTAAAATGAAAACAATAACAATAATAGCGATAACGCTACTAACTAGTCTGCTGTTTGTAGACAAGGGCGGAAACACCACAGCCTCATGGTATGGAGAAAAGTACAGGGGCAGGCCGACGGCATCGGGTGAACCCTTTAATCCCGACGAGTTAACAGCAGCTATGTGGGATGTGCCTTTCGGTACTAGGTTTCGCGTACACTATAAGAATAAGTTTGTAGTGGTGCGGATCAATGATCGTGGGCCAGCCAAGAGGCTGAAGAGAGGGATCGACCTGTCGAAGGAAGCCTTTAGCAGGTTGGCCCCAACTAGTAAGGGACTAATAAACGTAAGACTGGAAAAGCTATGAAGATACCGCAAAGTAAATACTGGTTTACGATAGAGACAGTGGTTGAAACAAACTACTCAATCGTAGCCAATGACATAGACGAAGCAACCAAGAGGGTGAAGTCACTTCAAGATCATGGGGTTGTCGGAGACCACGGTGTCTTGTGGGACAACGTAATGTCCTTGCGTGAAGCTGACGAGATAAAGGACAAGTGGTTGTTGCAGGAGGAAGGCAACCAGATATTAGAAGAGAGAGTAGCTAATATTTCAAAGCACATATGAGCGCAATCAACAGGAAAAGAACATCCGAGATCGCCCTTGGTGTGAGCCGAGCGCACAAGTTTACACGAGTGTCGAAGGGCTTTCTCGATCAGATGGAGGCCGAACATATTATGAACGTCCAACGCACAGTCCGCGCCTTGCCATCAAAGGGGAAGACAATCAAGTGAGAAAGAGAAAGTCTCTTCCAATCAAAACCTGTGAGTGGTGCGAAAAGGAATACCAAACAACAAGGGGCGGAGGGTCGGTCAAGCAGAGAAAGTTTTGTGGGGCAAAATGCAGAGACCAGTCTTATAAGTTTAACAGAACAGCTATAAGTCGGGTGGTAAATGTAAAGACTAAGAGAGAGGCAGATGCGGCTAGGTCAACCCAAGTGGAATGCGGCAACCCTGAGTGTGATAATGTTTTCAGGTTTTATAGGCATCAAAAATATTGCAGCAAGAAATGTGCGATGCGCCGGTTTGAAATAGACAACCCCCACCGTCAGCTTAATAAAAAGAAACCATGCCATTGGTGCGGAGGGAAGATACCTTCAGGCGGGAGGACTAACCGTCTGCGTAAATACTGTTCAGTCGAGTGCGGTTCTAAAGGAAAGCAAAGAGATGGCATTAAGGTTCCGGCAAAAAAAAGCTGCGTCTGGTGCGGCGTAAAGTTTATCCCGGCTCCTAAAGCAGGAATGAAGGGGTGTTGCAGCGATGAATGCACAAGGCTTGTGAGGAACCGTCGGCTCAGTGCAAATACTACTCGTAAAAAAATAAAGAAACTAACTGATTTAGGGTATGATGTGGACGGTCAGGGGATGATAGCCAAAGAGTGCAAGGAGTGTGGCACTAAGTTTAAAGCCAGACGAACATATGATCTTTACTGCTCTAAAGTTTGCCAGACTAGGTATCACATCAGCCAGAGCAGTGACTCAGATTACTATTACAGGGATCTGCTATCTCGTATCTCAACAGGAGAACGGGGAAAACATATTATAGATGTTCCATTAGAATTTTGGTCTGACGATTTGGTTCAGGCCAAGAAGGCAGAGGTTCGCCTTAGAAGAGCCTTGTTACAACAACAACAACAACAGAAAGGATAAGTAACGTGTTCAGTAAAGCAGAAAGAGTAGAGAAC